TAGCGCAGGGCAGAACATTGCCCGCGGATTACAAAGCGCTGGCCAAGCTGGTATGAACATTGCCCGTGGCGTGGCTCCGCTGGCGCAAGGTATGGTCGGCGGCGCAGGTGCCGTGGCGCAAGGACTCGGCAGTGGCGTCAACATGGCTGGCAAAGCGCTCTCCATGGCCGCCAAGAGCCCGTACACCGCAGTTCCGACGGCGGCAGCTGGTATCTACGGCGCGTCGCAGCTGGGCGGCATGATGCCGAAGGGTATGCCCCAACTTCAGTCTCCGATTAAGTGGGGGAATTGATCGCGTCTAAATAACAAAACATCGGCCGCTAGATCCACACCAAGGAAGGTAGGATTGTATGGCTACATCGCGCTCGTCTAACAGAGCGGAGAAAAAGGCAAAGAAAAAACAAGATCAACAGGAGCGGGCAAAAGTCGCATTAGCGCCGTGTGAAATCGAATGGCGCACCGACAGTCAAAAACGCGCGTGGCAAACGTTACTGGATAACCACGTCACATTTCTGCTTGGGTCAGCGGGGTCTGGCAAGACTTTTTTGGCGATGGCGTATGCGATCAATGAGATCCTCGCCAAGCGCAAAAGCCAGATCATTCTTACGCGGCCGATCGTTGATGCCGGTGAAAAACTCGGCTATCTTCCCGGCTCATTTGGCGAAAAAGTCAATCCGTACATGCAACCGCTGTACGACACGATGGACACGCTGCTGGGCAAATTTAATCCCAAGCGCGAATTTGTAAATAAAGCCATCGTGTTGGCGCCGCTGTGTTATATGCGCGGCCGTACGTTTAACGATTCAGTCGTTGTATTTGACGAAGCCCAGAATGCGACGTATATGCAGCTCAAACTGTTGTTGTCGCGTTTTGGGCAGAACACGCAGATGGTTATTACCGGCGACCCGCATCAGAGTGATTTACCGTTTTCACCTCCGCCAATAAACGAAGTTGTGCAGAAGTTAAAAGGTGTGGCGGGTATTGATACTGTGCATTTTGCCCATAGTGACGTTGTACGCCATCCCATCGTAAGCGCGGTGCTCAAAAAACTGTAAAAGTGTATTGCCAGCGATAATAAGCGCGGTTACACTTTGCGGCATGACGCTGTCGGCTTTCATGCAATGTTATGCCCGGCCGCGCGCGGTATACGAGGCGCTCAGCTCGTTTCGCGCGCATTACCCCGAGGCTGACATTTCTTTTGTGTCAGACAATGGGCAGGACTTCTCGGCTTTTGCCCGGAAGTTCAACCTGCGCTATACGCATGCTGCTGAGCAGGTGGCTCCCGGCGGCTATTTCACGGGCAAAGCTGCGGCGGACACATATCTAAATCGCATGCGGACCCACTGCGAGACAGTCACAAGCGACTGGGTGGTGCTGCTCGAAGAAGACGTGATGACTAAACGTCGCGCGCTGCAATTTCCGCCGACCGCATGCGCTGGCGCCCGGTCAAATCCCGTATCCGCGCAGTTGAACAAGTATTTCAATTTGATTCACGGCACGACAAAACAGTACTGCTACGGTCTGTGTGGTGGCGGCTGCTTTAGTCGTGAGTTGTTTCTGGATTGTTGTCGTCGCGGCACGGACATGCGCCTGCTGAACATTCTCGACGACAACGTGTACTACGCGCCGGACGTGTTTCTTACGTGCTTGTTTCTCATGCACGGCTATCAGTACAGCGAATGGGCAGAAGTATCAGAGCTGACATGGCCCCGGCTGGAGTGGTGTGTTATGCGCGACGCGGCCTTTGATCACCACGACAAACGGTATTACGACGCGGAGTTCGACCCGGCTGTCCTAGAACCGTATGTGGCTTAATTACAGGAGTGCGACATGGACGTTTGCGGCGTCGAGCCCAATACCGGGCTGATCGAGGTGGCTGTTACCTCCGATCAGCTGGAGCGCGCACTGGCTCGCGACGATGAGTTCAAGCACATGCTGCAGCGGCGTGGGCGGTCACACCTAAAAAACTCGATTCGGAGCGGCTCCGGTGACTTTATCGGCATGCTCGGCGAAGAGGTGCTGTACGACTACTATCCGGGGCAGTTTGAGCGCACGCCGGCCGACAATCCCTATCACTGGGATCTGCGGCTGATTAATACAGCGCACGGCCGCATTGACGTAAAAACAAAGTCGCAGACATATCCCAAGCCGCCGCAGGCACACTATTTCGTAACCGTGTGCGACAAAAACATTCACCAAGATTGCGACTGGTATTGTTTCGTGCGCGTGCATCACCTGTGCGAAAAAGCGTGGATTCTTGGCTTTATGCCCAAGCCACTGTTTTTTAGCTCGGCGCAAAAATATCTAAAGGGCGAGCTTGATCCGACAAGTCACAACGGCTGGTGTTTCAAAGAGGATTGCTGGAATTTAGCAGTCAAGGACATAATAGCTCCGCCGGCGAGTGCGGCTGAGCTACACGCGTTGCAGTTAACCCATTTCCCAGAAGGTAGGAGCAGTTGATATGACAAACGAACACATCGACGATCCGGGGCTGCCCGGTCCTGAAGGCGAACCCGGCCGTTTTACGCTGCCGCAGTTCTTAACCCTGATGAACGCGGACCTGCAGAACGAGTGGACCCATCTCGCGTTTTACTTGTATCACTCCAGCGCTGTCACAGGCCTGCACGCCGAGGAATACAAGGAGTTCCTGACCGACGCGGCCAAGGGAGAGCTGGAGCACGTGCAGCAGTTTCTCGACTGCCTGCATGGCTTTAACTTTGTCTTGCCGGCAGCGGGCGGGCACACGTTTGCGACTTATACGCGCGTGGAAGACATTCTGATTGAGGCGCATACGCTGGAGCGCCAAGTAGTTGTTAATTACGCCAAGCGGATTGAGCAGGCCGGATCGCTAGACGATCAAGTGGCCGCCAAGTACCTCGAAGTGTTTTACGAAAATCAACTGCAAGACAGTTATGAAGACGCGCAACACATTCAAAGAATTCTGGCTGATGTTGACAAACGTCAGCTGCGTAAACTAAACATTATGGATAGGTGAACGTCTTGTGCGGGAAAGTTGCGGCATGGTGGTTTGATATTGGCCGCGTGTAAGGCACTCCCACTTACACAGCGCCGGTCAGGCAGTGACGCCGCAGAACGTTGTCTGTCCCAACAGCGTTCGCACCACACTTGGATAGCCGTGGTGCCGGATACTGGTGGCTGGGTTTTAAACGTGTCCAAGCGCCTCCTTCGCCCCTACGTCATACGAGCACAAACAGAGCACGAGCGGCTTTGTTGCCAGTATCCAGCCCGCACTTTATGGAACATCCGATGCTACATCCCCTCAGTCAGGCGCTCCGCGACGCGACAGGATTAGTCGATGCGCGGCTCAACACCGCTGCCGCCGACGAGTTAGACCGGCTCGTGCTCCACGTGGCTGATTTAACGCAAATGCTGGCAAACGCAGCGCCGCGGTTTACGCCGCCTCCTGCGGTGCAGCCAGTCTCAACGCCCGGACTAGATGCACAAATTACAGAGCTGCAAGCCACGCTCGCGAATTTAACTGTGACGTCGGCTGCAAACGTGCAGGCGTTACGGACAGAGAACGACAAGTTAAAAGACCGCATTGCCGCGCTGGAGTCGAGCCGTGGCGATTGACGAAGAAACACGACAGCGGCTCGATCGTGAGTGGGCGCGAGAGCGTTTTTTGGAACGTTTATTCCTGCGCACGCTAATGTTTTGGTTTATCGGTGTTGTAATCTGGCACGCTTTGCCGTTTGCGGCTAACGAGCAGAACTGGCAAGCAATTCTGACGGTCGCGATACTTTGCGGCAAAATCGCTGGCGCCGTCGCGGCGGGGCTCGGTTTTCTTGTCACGCTGGCGTGGATTGGTTCTGGCGGAAAAATCTTGTCCGATGACTTTTTTGACGAGTGAACAAAAGGAGTTGTTTGCCCGTGCGAATACAAGAAGAAACATGGCCAAACGCGATTGCCATCGGCGCCGAAGGCGTTTCGCTGGCGATTGCAAAGTTGTTACGGCATAAGATCGTGCCGTGCGTGCCGCTGATCGACATCGGGTACGATCTCGTATCTGGCTATGACGATGTGGTGAAACGCATTCAAGTTAAAGCGACCACGACGATTAATACCGCGCGACCGGATTCCACACGGTTTTCGCTATGCAAAAGCAAGGCGTGCAAGACGCGGCGTGGTTCAGCGGCTATGACCAAACGGCGGGCGTATCGGCCCACTGACGTAGACGTGTTTATTTTTGTACACGTGCGGCTCAAGCGGTTTTTTATTGTGCCCGCGGCTGAGTTGGATTTCCGCCGGCACTGGATCACGTTTGATCGCGCCAGCAAATGGGCCAACGCGTGGCACGTGCTCAAGACAGCATGAACCCATACCGCACGACCACAATCGCCATCGACTTCGATCGCACGTTCACCAGCGACGTCGATATGTGGCGCATGGCGATTAAGTTATTTACAGCCCGTGGGCATCGTGTGTTGTGCGTGACTGGCCGCACGGACTCGACGGCTAATCGTCTGCAGTTGGCGCAGGTCTTTGGCGAGGAGACGTACAAACTGCTCAGCGCGTGTATCTTCTGCAACCACTCTCCAAAGCGCGAAAAAACGCAGCAGCTGGGCTACAAGATAGACATCTGGATTGACGATTTGCCAGAGGGCGTCGGCGCGACTGATCCAAAAGTGTTTAAAAAACTCGAAGACCAGTTCGATGTGTGCGAGACGCTGCCGATCTTCACGCCCAAGGCCGTAAACCCGTATACTGTGTGGCAGCCCAAAACATTTGCAGATCAGGACGCACAGTGAGCAAAGTCATGGAATTGTATTCGCTGTATACCAACGCATTGGTGCTGCTCTTTACCGGGTTTGCGCTGGGCTATCTGACCGGGCGGCTGAATTTACTGTACGTTACGCTAGTTCAGCGCGCTGAGAACGTGGCGCCCGCGGCCAATACGTTACGGGCGGCGCTCCGCGACAATCCTGCGGCTGAAAAAGCTAAAATAGAAATCAACGCCGGCAAGTACGTGGGCGAGATTAACACGTCCAGCATGCAAAAAACACAGGATGTCACGCTTGGCAAAACCACGCAGACGCAAGATGATATTAATTCGTCAGTGTCAAAGCTGGCGCAGTTGAAAGGTAAGTGATGTCGTTTTGGGACAAGTGGACGAAAAAAAAGATTAAAAAACAGTGCGATAAGCTGCAGAAGCAAAACAAGTACATTAAGCAGCTGGAAAAGAAACTCAAGAAGAAAGGTAAGTAGTTATGGCTAAGGGTTTAGACGTCGGAACATCGTTTATCGTGCTGGCGCAAGACGCGCTGGACTCTGCCGTCGCGGCCAGCGTTCAATACAAAGATTTCCGCGATGCGTTTTACGTCATCAAGCCGACGACCCCCGTGGCCACCAAGATGATCGAAAAAGGTCTACAGGGTAAGGTATTTGTGCGCGACGCCGACGGCACGTTTATTATTCTCGGCCAAGACGCCATCGAAAAGGCCGTTGAGCGCAATGACTCGGCCAAGCGCCCCATGTATCGCGGCGTGGTTAGCCCCAAGGAAAAAGAAGCCAAGCGCGTGCTGGCGTTTATCCTCAAGGAAGTTGTCGGCACCGCCAGCGAGCCGCACGAAAAGCTGATCTTTTGCGTGCCGGCCCAGCCCGTCGATCAGGAAGACGATGATTTTGACGTCGCGTATCACGAAGACGTTGTGCGCACGGTGCTGGCGGAGCAGGGTTACACGGCCCGGGCGATTAACGAAGCCGAAGCGCTGTGCTACTCGGAGCTGGAAAACGATGATTACACCGGCATTGGCTTGTCGTGGGGCGCGGGCATGGTGAATTGCTGTGTCATGCTCAACGGCGAACCCACCGTGCTGTTTTCGACAACGAAGTCCGGCGACTGGATTGACCGCATGACGGCCGTTGCCACAAATGAGCCGGATTCAGTTGTGCAGGCAGAGAAAGAGCACGGCACGTTTGTGATTGGCGAGCAGAGTGACAGCGCAATTTTGTCTGCTGTTAGCGTGTACTACGAGCGCCTGATCGATTACACCGTGAAGATGCTTGCGCACGCGTTACAGGGCCACAAAGCTCTGCCCAAGTTCAAAGAGCCGATTCTGATAACATTGGCCGGCGGCACGACACGCGCTAAAGGCTTCGTTGAAATGTTTCAAAAGAAACTTGACGAGCATGGTTTTCCGCTGCCGGTCAAAGAAGTACGTCACGCCAATGATCCGCTGCATGCGGTCGCGCGCGGTTGTCTCATTGCGGCCAAGATTTTGTGACACAGGTTCGTGGACATAGGTCACGAACGTCGGTACGATACGTCACATGCAATTGTGGCGGCTGTTAACAAAAAAAAGGCCAGTGTATGGGACGCAGGGCGCGCTTCGACGGGATTATCATTTCGCACTTGGGCAACATCGACGGCCGGCAACCAGAGCTGGAAAATACGCTGAAATATGTGCAGGCGAGTTTGAAAGCTGGCTGGCATGTTTGCGTCGATGTGCAGCTTTTAAATGGCGGATTTGTGCTGCCCAACGAAAATGGTTTCAGTGTCGCGCCGCCCAGTTTCTTTTCCCAGCAGCGGGTCTGGTCGCGCTGTTACAACGCCGAAACGCTCGACGCGCTGTGCACAATTGGCGCGCACGCGTTTATGGGCGGCGAAATTCCGCTGTCGCTGACCACGGCGCAATTTATCTGGACGATGCCGCCGCGCGAACTTTCGCCGCGCTCAATCGCGGCGTTTCCCGAGCTGGCCGAGCCCAGCTGGCTGGATAATTACGAGCCAGCCGGGCTATGCAGTAACGAACCGGCGCGTTATATCTAAATTGCGCCGGTATTTTTGTTCTTTGAAAATCTGTTTAGCGGTCTGTAGTTACTGCATACCGCGAGTGTTAAAATTACTGTATGTGCGTCAAAAGTTAGTCGTGGTGGCCGGCTGGTTAGGCGTTTCTTCGGCGGCATGGATGCCAACGGGGTTACAGGTTCCGCGGTCAGATTCTGTCGGGCACGCGGGCGGAGGAGCAGCAAATGCCACACAGGATAAATTTTGTCCTTGAAAGTTGCTGCGGAGTCCTGACTTCGGTCGGGACACGGACCTGCGGACAGGGGATCGCAGGGGCTTTTGGCGTACATTCACATTTCACAAATCGTTACACAGTCGGCAGTTATTAAACATGGGCGACGAAACACTACATTCGTTGTCGGTGCTTTTTAGCGCATTTGGCGCTGCTGCTTTTGCAGGCTTGGCGACCTTTTTGCGGTTTGCCAAGAAGTTATCTAAACTAGCTGTTGTCAGCGCCATGCTCAACGCCGGTTTTCTGGGTTTGGCCATTGCGCTGATTTGGTACCAAAACTACCGAAAAGCAGAGAACGTTTACGGTTTGATCGGAATCTGTGTGCTCGCCGGTATGGGCGGCTCCACAATGACCGATCTTGTGATATCTTTGCTAGCCGGAGCTGGTATCAAAGTCACTATTGTGCACGAGCGCGATCGTCAAGGAGATCACGAGCATGACAATGACAATTCGTAAACAATTGAGCGTAGCGGCGTGGGGCGCGTCCGCTATGTTTTGTCTGCTTCTGTTCGTGTCTGCGCTAGC